CATGAAACACGAAATATACAATCATAGGTAACCATATACACATAGACCTTTTTGCTACCATCAGAAGGTTAACTGGGAATCAGTTTCACGACTTGATTGGGTCGGGTTGAATGGCAAACGTATCGTATGCCACATTCCAATTCCACCAGCTTCATCTACTAATTCATAGCCATGAGGGGTTAACAACACAGCTAAAATAGGTGTCATTGGCTTGATGGTATTGAGGGCCCGCAACTGTCTCCTAAGTTGCGCTCGCCCTTTTCTTCGCATATTCTGACAATATGAATCTTTAATCTCAACTATCAGATAATGCGGTACACCTTGTATTGGTTTGACAAACAATATGTCAACTTCACCAAAATCTTGGTGTAAGAAGACAGCATTCACACATAAAATTGTCATCTCAACTTCTGAGAAGGCTTTCATGTATAAATCACTCTCTTCATGACCAGACTGACATTGAAATTCATAATCAATGAATTCAGCTGGCAACTCCTTTTCGATGTAGCGCCTCTTCCATTCACGTGCTCTATCATCGTAGGATAAGTTGAGCCCCATACACATATGAGATATATTCATAAGTGCAGCCACCTCGACCATTTGTTGTCTACGACTTTCGTAGACAATTGGTCCATGATTAAACCACTCGCGTAATGCCCCATCAATATTGAGTGAGCAAGCTTCAAGTGGTGTTAAAGGACACTTTTTAGGTCTCATATAACAATGCAGGGATTTGAAAATTGATTTCTCAGACAATGCACCAATGTTGCAATCTAATGCTTCATGGTACACATTGCTTCGCTTCAAAAATTCAAAATCCTCTTCCTTCAAATATGGGACCAATTCACTTTCTTTGTCTGGCATAGTGTATTCTTGACCATAACTAGCCAAGAATTCTGAACAACCCTTAATATTAAACTCGGGGTACTTCTCACTAACTGTTCCAATATTATCATCGCCATATGTCATCATATGTGCTGCATCACGAAATGGAATATCAGACGGGTAACGTGAATAAAAATAAGCTCGCAAATTCAAAGACCCACAAATGCCATTCAAAATGACAGTTAATGAATTACCTGAAATATGCGTGCCTGATTGCAAGCCAATCAAATCACCATTGACAGCTATCAAGGAATATACTAAATCTCCACTCATGGCTTTCATAATAGCAATATCTTCATCGGTATAATCACACTCTCGTGCTAAATCGATTAATATACGTAATGAGGCCAATAGTAGCTGACTAGGTAACTTTTGATCATACTTGCCATAATCGCCTCCAAAGATGCGATCCTTTCCAAAATGCATAACGTGTTTATAAAATTCATCCCACTCTGGTCCATGGCTGTTTATTCCAACAGC